GGCGGGCGCCGCCGACGATCCCGACCGGCCCGTCCAGCTCTGGGACGCCGCCGCCGACCCGGCGCCCGCGCCGGCCGCCGGCGCCCCGGCGCAGCGCCCCGAATGGCTCGCCGAGCAGTTCTGGAACGCCGAGGCCGGGCAGCCGCGCCTCCAGGAGCTCCAGCAGAGCTGGAACGACCTCCGCCGCACCATCTCGCGCGGCGAGCACAAGCCGCCCGCCACGCCCGACGCCTACACCCTGCCCGCCGTGGAGGGCGTGCCCGAAGGGCTCGTCGCGCCCGACGACCCGGTCTGGCAGGGCGTGCGCGCCGCCGCGCACGAGCAGGGGCTGAGCGACGCGCAGCTCCAGGCGCTGGCCAGGCCCTACCTCCAGGCGCTCGCGCAGCAGCCGCGCGCGCCGGCCGCAGACCCGGCGGCCGCGCAGGCGGCGATCGAGCGCGAGCTGCAATCGCTCGGGCCCAACAGCCGGCTCGTCGTGCGCGAGACGCGCCAGTGGATCGAGGGCCTCGTCTCGCGCAACTCGCTCACCCGCGGCGAGGCGGATGCGCTGATGCTGGCCGGCACCGCCGCCGGCATCCGCGCGCTCCAGAAGCTGCGCGCCCTCGGCGGCGAGCGGCCCATCCCGCTCGACACGCTCTCGGATGCCGACATGACGGCCGCCGACGCGCAGGCGCTGATGACCGAGGGCTACAAGCTCCAGGCCCGCGGCGACGCCGCCGGCGCCGAGAAGATCGCCAAGGCCCGCCGCGCGCTCGAGACGCTCGACCGGCGCGGGCTGCTGCCGGGGCGGTGAGGCGGATGAGCAAACACGCCTGGCACTCCGCGCGCTTCGTCATGACCGAATCCGACTTTCTCAACGAGGAAGCCATGATGGCCGTGCAGCCGCGCTGCTGCTCATGCCGCTGGTTCGTGCCCGACAACCACCTGGACCCCGAACAACCCGCGCCCATGATCTGGCTGGGCCAATGCCGCAGATACCCACCCTCCCTCCTGCTCGACGACCAGGAGCCAGGCGACCCGTGGTCATTCCCGGTTGTGGAAGAGTGCAGCCACTGCGGCGAGCACCAAATGCGGCCTGCCTTCGTGCGACAAGGCTGACATTGCCAGGGCAGGCGGGCCACGCCGAAGCGTGACCCGCCCCTGTGGGGGCATGAACCCCTCGCCACCCGGCCCTCGACAGGCCGGGATGCCCCGGCGCAAGGCCCAAAGGCCAGGTGACCTCGCCGGCGGCAGGCGGAACGTGCGCGGAAAAATCCAAATCCGCCAGCCGCAACGTCGCCCGTCCGCTGTGAAGGACAGCGCCGCGCGAATCGGCTAGACCACTCCCGTCCAGTGCTTGGACGGTTCCTCCACAGACTGCCCGCGCGGCCCCGGCCCCGCGGGCCCTTTGCAGGAACCGCCCAGGCGCCGGGCCGATGCGGGCGCCGCGCAGCGCGCCAAGCAGCGGACCCGCCCGAGGGCCTATCCGCCACCGGCGGACCCCACACCGGCGCGGCCTATCCGAGGCGAGCACCCACCACGCTCTTCCCTCGGAGATCCCATGGCCCAAACCATCTCCCAGATCGCGCAGATCGAATTCGACGCGCAGATCAAGGCCGCCTACCAGTCCACCTCGCGCCTCACGCCCCACGTGCGCGTGCGCACCGGCGTCATCGGCGCCACCGCCTCGTTCCGCCGCGCCGGCCGCGGCGTCGCCACCAGCCGCATCCCGCAGTCCGACGTGGTGCCGATGAACATCCAGTACGGCAGCGCCACCGCGACGCTGACCGACTGGAACGCCGCCGAGTGGTCCGACCAGCTCGACCAGGCGCTCACCAACATCGATGAGCGCAGCATCATCGTCCAGAACGTCGCCGGCGCCATCGGCCGCCGCAAGGACCAGATGATCATCGACGCGCTGGACGCGGCCTACGGCTCGCCCGTCATCCCGCTGAACGCCTCCGGCCTGACCGACGCCAAGATGCGCCGCGCCATGGCGATCTTCGACAGCCGCGCCGTCCCGCTCGAGGACCGCAAGATGATCATCTCCGCCCGCGGCAAGGAGGACCTGATCGGCGAGCAGCGCTTCACCAGCCGCGACTTCGTCACCCAGACGGTGATCGAGACCGGCCGCCTGCCGCCGCTCTACGGCTTCCAGATCGAGGTGATCGACGACCGCGACGAGGGCGGCCTGCCGCTCGTCTCGACCACCCGCACCTGCTTCGCCTTCGAGCGCAGCGCCGTCGCGCTCGCCGTCGGCGTCGAGCCGCGCGTCGCCACCGACTGGGTGCCCGAGAAGACCGCCTGGCTCGTCAACCAGGTGCTCAAGGCCGGCGCCGTCGTCGTCGACGCGCTCGGCGTCATCGAGATCGCGACCCAGGAGGCCTGATCCATGCCCTTCATCCGACGCAACTTCGGCCCCGTCGGCGGCCAGTCGCAGCGCAGCCGCAGCGGCACCGGCGAGGGCGTGCCGGGCGTGCCCCAGCTGTGGAGCTACCGCAGCCAGGACACGCACCTCCTCATCGACACTTCCGGCTACTTCAACGAGGTGCGCGACCTGCTGGAGATCGGCGACTTCATCAAGGTCACCGTCATCAACGGCACCGGCGTGCTCCAGAGCGCCGGCGAGCATGTGGTCATCACCAAGACCGCCACGGCCGTCGACGTCACCAACGTCACCGCCAGCGTCATCACCAACACCGACTGACGCCGCCCGCCCGGCGCTCAAGCATTCCTTGAGCGCCGGGCCTCCCTCACGCCCCGGAGGACACGATGGGCCGCGCCACGCCGACCGACCCCGACACCGCCAGCGCCCGCCTCGAGGCGGCCTTCGCCGCGAACGGCGCCTCCGCCGCCGTCGCGCTGCGTGCGCCCGCCTTCTTCTTCGCGGTGCGCGGCGCCTTCCAGGCCGTGCTCTCGCCCGAAATCTCCTTCGACGGCGGCACCAGCTGGATCCCGGTGGCGCGCGACACCTCCGGCTCGCCCGTGCAGGTCTCGGCGCCGGTCGCCATGGCGCTCGCGCTGCCCGAGGCCGTGGTGCTCGGCCGCGTCGTCTGCTCGGGCTACGTCTCGGGCACGCCGATCGCGCGGCTCAGCCAATGAGCCTCGTCACCCCGCTCGCCGACTTCGGCGCCTTCGCCGGCTGGCGCAGCCAGGCCTGGTACTCGGAAGACGTCGGCACCGCCTCCGTCGCCACCGCGCCCGTCGCGGCCGACACCGCCTACGCCTTCCCGTTCTTCCTGCCCGCGCCCGCGATCATCGACAGCCTGGCGCTGCTCGTCGGCACGCCCGTCCCCGGCACCCTCGCGCGCCTCGCCCTCTACGCCTCGCGGCCCGGCGCGCCTCTGCCCGGCAACCTCATCGTCGGCGTGGACACCGACCTCGACTGCAACGCCCCGGCCAACACCGCGCTCGCCGTGGTGCTCGGCACGCCGGCCGCCGCCCCGCGCGGAATCGTCTGGGGCGTCACGAAGTTCAACGGCGCCGCGCAGCCGCGCACGCCCGCCACCAGCATCTCGCCCGGCTCCATGGCCTCCATGGCCGGCCGGCTGCTCGGCGCGGCCACCCCGCTGGGCGCGCTCGGCACGGGCGGCGCGGGCGACGTCCGCGCCGTCACCGCGCCCGCCGCCTTCCTCGCCGCCTGGCCGGGCTTCCTTGCCGGCGCGGCGGTCGCGGGTTCGCCGCCGGCCGCTCCCTCCGTGGCCTGGCGCCACCTCTGATGGCCGCGCTGCGCCTGCACCACCCGGACGGCAGGATCGACACCCTGCCCATGCCCGAGGGCGCGCGCACGCTGCCCGCGCTCGCCTTCCGCGACCGCTTCACCGCCGCCGAGGAGCTCGCGATCACCACCGCCGCCATGTCGCAGCCCGCCATCCGCGTCTTCCTCGACCGCTCGACGGCCGCCGCCGAGATCAACCTCGACGACCCGCGCATCGTCGCCGGGATCGACGCGCTCGTCGCCGCCGGACTGCTCGCGCCCGCCCGGCGCGCGGCGATCCTCGCATGACGCAGGACGCCGCGCCGCGCGGCTGGCACGTCGAGCGGGGCGTCAACCTCGCCTTCGTCGCCACCATCCTCGCGCAGACCGCCTACATGGGATGGTGGGCCTCCGCCGTCTCGGCCGAGATCGCGCACCACGAGCGCCGAATCGTCGCGCTCGAGCAGCGCGACGAGCGCCTCGACGCCGACCTCAAGCGCACCGCCGACCTCCTCGTGCGCCTCGACGAGCGCTCGGCCGCGCAGACCGAACTCCTCCGCCGCCTCGACAACATGCTCAGGAACCGCGCGCCATGAACCACGTCACCGCCTATCTGCGCGACCGCGCCGCCGAACCCGGCACCTGGACGGGGCTGACGCTCGCCCTCGTCGCGCTCAGCCTCGTCTTCAACGTGGACCAGGCCGAGCTCGCGCGCCGCTTCGCGGAGGCCGCCGCCGTCACCGCCACGATCCGCGCCGCCATGAAGGGGTAGGCGGCACCGGCCGCGGCGCCCATGAGCCTCCCCGACCTCGCGCTGGCCAACCAGGCGCTCCGCCTGCTCGGCGCCTACGGCATCACGGGCTTCGACGAGGGCACCGACCTCGCGGCCACCGTCGCCATGCTCCAGCCGACGCGCCTGACCGAGCTGCTGACCGCCCACCCCTGGCGCTTCACCCTGCGCAAGCAGCGCCTGGCGCGCCTCGCGGACGCGCCGCTCAACGAATGGACGCACGCCCACCAGCTCCCGGCCGAGTGCGTCATGCTCCGCGCCGTCCGCCCCGACCCCGGCCCCCATGCCCTGCCGGCCGACGCATGGGAGGTGTGGGGCGACCAGGTGCTTTCCCACCACAAGGATCTCTGGGCCGACTTCCAGGTGGCGCCGCCGCCCTCGGCCTGGCCGCCCTGGTTCATGGCGCTCGCGCAGCACGCGCTCGCCGCGCACTTCGCCATCCCCGTCGGCGCCGGCAGCACGGCCGCGGAGTACTACACCCGGCTCGCCTTCGGCACGCCCAGCGAAGCGCGCGGCGGCGGGCTCATGGGCGCCGCCCGCCGCGCCGACAGCCAGCAGAACACGCCGCAGATCGTCCGCGCCGAATGGCTGCGGGCCGCGCGCTTCGGCGGCCGCTGATGCGCCAGCTCCGCACCGCGCAGACCTCCTTCACGAGCGGCGAGATCGGCCCGGGCCTCGCCGGCCGCATCGAGGTCTCGCGCTACTACGCGGGCGCCGAGCTGCTCCGCAATGTCCTCGTCCGCCCCCAGGGCGGCATCCGCCGCCGGCCGGGCATGCGCCATGTCGCGACGCTGCCCGGCGGCGCCAGCGGCGTGCGCCTGATCCCCTTCGCGTTCAACACCGAGCAGACCTACGTCCTCGCGCTCCGCGACGGCGCCGTCGACGTCTTCCGCTCCGACGGCGCCTCCCTCGCCACCGTCACCGGCTGCCCGTGGAACGGCGCGCAGGCCGCGCAGATGAACCGCGCGCAGTCGGCCGACACGCTGCTGCTCTTCCACCCCGACGTCGCGCCGCAGCGCATCCAGCGCGGCGTGACGGAAACCACCTGGACGCGCACCGCCGTACCGTTCACCAACATCCCCGCCTTCAACTTCGGCGCGGGCCCGGAGCCCGTCATCAGCGCCACGCGCGGCTGGCCGGAATGCGGCACCTTCCATGACGGCCGCCTGTGGCTCGGCGGGCTGCGCTCGCGCCCGGCCACCTTCCTCGCCTCGCGCGTCGCCGACTTCTTCAACCTCAACACCGGCACCGCGCTCGACGACGACGCGATCAACGCGACGATCGACACCGATCAGGTCAACGCCATCCACCAGATGGCCAGCGGCCGCGGCCTGCTGATCTTCACCTCGGGCGCCGAGCACACCATCGAGGGCGTGCCCATCACGCCGAAGACCGTCGAGCGGCGCGGCCAGACGCGGCGCGGCATCCGCCGCTTCACGCCCGTCGCCGAGGTGGACGGCGCCACGCTCTTCGTCCAGCGCGGCGGCGCGGCGCTGCGCCAGTTCCTCTACAGCGACACCGAGGCGGCCTGGCGATCCGACCTCGCCAGCCTGCTCGCGCCGCACCTGATCCTCGACCCGATCGAGCTGGCCGCCCGCACCACCGCCCGCCAGGACGACGCCGACCACGTCCTGCTCGTCAACGCCGGCGGCACCATGACGGTGATGACCACGCTGCGCGCGCAGGAGGTGGTGGCCTTCACCCGGTGGGAGACGCAGGGCTCCATCCGCTCGGCCGCGTGCCTCGTCTCGGGCGAGGTGTTCTTCGCGGTGGAACGCGCCGGCACCATGCGGCTGGAGCGTTGGGACGATTCCGCGCTGCTCGACGCCAGCGCCGTGCGCACCAGCGGCACGCCCTTCACTCTGGCCACCGGCCTCGGCCACCTGGAAGGCGCCGCGGTGCCGATCCTCGCCACCACCGGCGGCGCCACCTTCCTCGGCCGCGTGCCGGCCGTGGCCAGCGGGCAGACCACGCTGCCCCAGCCCGTGCTCTCGGCCGAGATCGGCCTCGGCTTCGACGTGCGCGCGCGCACCCTGCCGATCGAGCCGCGCGACGCCTCGGGCGCGCTGCTCGGCCGGCGCAGCCGGATCAACGCCGTGACGCTGCGCCTCAACGCCACCGGCGGGCTCGCCGTGCAAGGGCAGGAGGTGCCCTTCCGCCGCATCGGCGCGCCGCCGGCGCCGCCCATGGACGTGCCGCTGCCGCTCTTCACGGGCGACGTCGCGCTGCGCGGGCTCGTCGGCATCGTCGAGCGGCCGCAGGTGGAGGTGAGCCAGCCGGCGCCGCTGCCCATGGAACTGCTCGCGCTCACCACCGAGCTCAGGGTGGGCGAGTAGCATGGGGCTGGAAACCGCCGCCGCCGCAGGCGCCGTCTCGGCCGGCACGGCAGCCGCCTCAACCGCCGCCGCCGCCGGCGCCGGCGCCGCCGCCACCGGCCTCACCCTCGGCTCGCTGATGTCCTACGCCGGCATCGCCTCCTCGCTGGTCTCCGCCGGCCTCGCCGTGCTCGGCTCGCAAAGCAGCGCCGCCGCGCAGCGCGCCAACGCCGCCGTGCAGCGCGGGCAGGCCGCGCAGGCGCAGTTCGCCGCCGAGCAGGAACTGCTGCGCGGCCGCAGCGCCGCCCTCCAGATCCGCCAGGACGCCGCGCGCACGCTGGCCGCCCAGCGCACCCGCTACGCCGCCGCCGGCCTCACGCTCGACGGCACGCCCGAGACGGTCGCCGACGAAACCCGCGCCATGGCCGAGCGCGAACTGGGCTTCGCCGACACCAACGCCACCATCCGCGCCGAGCAGATCCGCACCCAGGGCAACCTGCTGCTCAGCCAGGCCGGCTTCACCGATTCCGGCGCCGGCGCCACCGGCACCCTCGGCACGATCGGCGCCGGCGTGAACCTCTTCGACAGCATGGAGCGCCGCTACAACCGGAGCGCCGGGACCACCATCAACATCATCCAGCGGCGCGAATGAGCGGCTCGCGCCTCCCCGCCGCGCCCGACCTGCCGCAGCGCCTCGGCCCCGACGCCGCCGGCAACATCGCCGGCGGCGGCTTCTCCGCCCAGGCCGGCGCCGCCATGCTCGGCCTCGCCGACCGCATCAACGGCGCACTGGCCCGCCGCGAGCGCGACGCCGACCTCGACGCCCGCCTCGCCGCGCGCGAGGCCGGCTTCGCCGCCGGCAGCGAGACGCCCGGCGCCCAGATGGAGGGCGGCGGCCAGCTCTACCGCCAGGAGTTCAACCGCGCCGCCCTCGAAGGCGCGGGGCGCCGCCTCGAAATCGACGCGCGCACCAACCTCGACCGCATCGCCCGCGAGAACGCGGCCGACCCCGTCGCCTTCACCGCCGCCGCCACGGCCTGGCGCGACGGCGCGCTGGAGGGCATGCCTCGCGCCTTCGCGGACCGGCTGCGCCCCAACCTCGACCTGCTCGCGCTGCCCTACCTGCGCAACATCCAGACCGCGCAGGACCGCGCCGTCCAGGACGAGCGCCTCGCCTCGTTCTCCGCCGCCCTGCCGCTGCGCCTGGCCGCCATCGAGCGCGAAGCGCTGCGCGCGCCGCGCGACGGCGCGGAGGCCGTCCGCGCGCTCGACCGCGAGCGCGCAAACCTCGAGGCCGACCTCGTCAACCTCGGCCCGCGCACCGCCTTCGCGCTCAACGGCCGCCAGTACCCCGCCGACCCCACGCGCGCCGGCGCGCTCAGCCTCGTCCAGATCCAGGAGCAGCTGACCCGCGCCCGCGAAACCGAGGTGGTGGCCGGCGCCCGCGCCCTGTTCCGCGCCGGCGACCGCAGCGAGGCGTGGATCCAGGAATTCGAGCGCACGGCCGAGGCGGGGCGCGTCCCCGGCGTCTCGCCGCCGCTCGCCCGCCGCCTCGCCGACGAGTTCCGCCGCGACCTGGCGCAGGACCGCGCCGCCGGCGCCGAGGCGCAGCGCGCCGCCCGCGCCGCCCT